CCTCACGGGGGCTCCCTAGGAGCAGACGCTCCTGATCCCACTAATTCGTGGGTGCAGACTGTCGAGGTGATTGGATGCTTAAGGTCGTGGATAACAGATATGTCTACAATATGGACGTCGCGACGCAAATGCGTCTTGACCGCCCAACTGTCGACAATTACGCCTTCTCCGGGTACTACTGGACGAATGACTTCCGTCCGGGATTGCTTATGGATTGGCGTTTTACCAACTGGGCCATTGATTTCTCATGTGGTCCTTTCCGAGCCGAAGAACTTCTCGGCTGGATGCCGTTTACTCTGTACGATATGAGTTTCGACATTGGTAATTTCTGTCCCGATACGACCAGGGTGTTCGATTCACAACGCGATTGGGTGCGCTATGGCTCTATCCTTTCTGGCTTACTCAACCTCGGTAAGCCTGCCACAGCGCGTCACAGTACTGACTGGTCACGAGAAAGTGACACTTGGCATAAGGGTGCACGTGGACGAGTCGAGCTCGGAGATGGCGGTGAGTTGGTTTATCCGTCTGGGAGGATGCAATACGCCTCCTATGAAGGAACGACCTTCCCACGCATCAATCCGAGCGGAACTCCCTCGAGCAGCCTTGTTTTTAACCAAGTGGGCTTCAACGGGCAGTTTGCTGTACCGCCTTTTCAGGTGGTTACAGACGATGGCTTGGGGGCCTTGGCGTCGGAACGTTTCGACGCTCGTGTCCTTTTTGCCTGGTTGCCGCAGTTAGCCCCGTTCAGCTTCACCAAGGTGGATGGCTATGCGTATAACGAACTACGCTACAGCCAGTTTGACACCGAGGTGGAGGACTATGACGGTGGCGCCCTCTACCGTCTTTCTTACGTGTTCGAGAATTGGGCGGGGTCGCTCCGGAAAGATCTCGGAAACGACTACTACCCACACGCTCAGCACACGTATGTGGTGGAGGTTGAGGTGGACGTTAAAGTCCAGCTCAACGTGGACGATACCTTGCCGATTCAGGGGGAGTGGTGCATTACTGCCACCCCTCTGGTAACCATCAAGCGGAAGTACAACTTGGTGGCCACGGCAGGCAACCACACGGTTCCGTCGGCCTATCCATGGCTAACGGGTTCGTGCGATCTTGGGTCCACGTACGCCAACTTTACCCAATTGTTCGGGTACCGGAACACACCGCTCGCTGACGCCCAACCAGAAGGGCCAGGCGGACGTGCGTTTTGGTTGCGCCCGGCGACGCGAAACGAGAACGAGGGCGTAGAGAAGCCTGTCGAGGCGTTTAACAGCCTTGTCAAGGATAACCTACGTGACCTTCTTCCGATAGCGTCGTTAAGCGCGAACGATTGCCTTAGCTCGTATAGTTCGTCGAGCAACTGGCTAGAATCGGTCCCCGAACTACCATCTATGCTTAGGTCGATCAAAGATCTTAGTCGGTTTGGGCGTGTGCTTAAGGCACTAGCCCGTGGCGATGTTACTGCCATACCGGCTATGATCGACATCCTCGCCAGTGGTTATTTGGCGTGGAAGTACGGCGCGCGCCCGGCGGTCTCCGATATAAAGGAGGCTCGTCGGATCGCAAGCGAGTACTGGGGCAAGATGGAAAGCGTTGCCAAGGACCTGCCTCGGAACCTCTACGGAAAATATACCGCGGAGATCCCGTTGAGATTGGCGCCCGATTTTCAAGGGCGTTTTCTCTTGACGAGCAGGTCCAAGATGGTACTGCGCCAGCAGCCAAGCGCATTGCTCTCCGCCGTCTTAACCATGGACGACGTTGGCGTGTTGCCTACGCTGGCACGGATATGGGACTTGGTTCCGTTCTCTTTCGTCGTCGACTGGTTCACTTCTTTAAGTGACCGGTTCGAGGACATCGACAACGGGGCCTTGCGGGCCGGGCTGAGCGTGGACTATTACGTCCATACTCTTGAGGCTAGATACCTCATCGACCCACGCGTCTTGCATCCGTATCGTAGCATCGGTACAACCGATGCCCATCTGAGGGTATTCGCGCGATATAGATCGCTCTACCACCCTCTTTTCCGGGAGTCACGTTTCGACTTCCATCCGCCGCGAGGTCTGAAAAAGAACCTCTACAGCGCCGGGGCCCTACTTTGGGTATCCCGGTAGGTTGTCGCTCATCAGAGCGCAACTTCTCCTAGTCCTTGTCTGGTTACAGACAACACCAAACGCAGACTCGAAAGGAGTCGCACAATGACAGTCACGCACACTCTTAAGGTTCCCACTCCTGTCGCCGAGGGCATGAACATCTATGCTCTTACGGACGGACAGAAGGCTCTGTTGTCCCTTGTGGACTCAGAGATCAACGGTTCGGTTCGGACCGCCACATATGTTTATAGTGGTGGTTCCGCTTCAGATCCCGTTGAAGTAACCGCTCGTCATCAGTACAACGAACGGCGGAACCAAACGAATTGTTCGCTCCGCGTCTCGGCTGAAATCAACACCGAAGACGACGTCAAGAACACCGAGGTTCGCACCCCGGTGGAGGCAGTGATCGCCTGGAATTATGATGGCGAGTACCTGCCGGACGTGGGTAAGATGGTCACTCTGCTGCAGATTGCAGCGGAAGCGATCCTCGTGCCCAGCGCGAACTACGCGACTAACGGCATCGTCGACAAGTTCAACCACAAGATCGTGGCGGACCTGTTCTAAATGCCGTACCTCCCCGAGGTATACATTTCCTCGGGACGGACTCTACGCTTAAACTGGCGTGGAGCATCCAAAAAACTCGTTGAGGCCACTGTGGGTCGTCGGAATGCCGGTCTTTACCGACTATTCGTCGAATCCTATGTGGCGCTCCTCCTCGACAGTCCTACTGATAGTGCAAAGCCATGGCATGTGTTAAGGTCGTTTTTCAGGACCTTGATCAACACAGAACCACGGCAGTTGATACTGCACTATTCTTCCCTCGCCGATCGCCTCCTTGCTTCTTTGGAGGTGACCGGAACCACCTTAACAGGTGAGTTTCTCGAGGATATGCGGAAAACTCCGATCTTTCGGGAGTATCTGCACTTCTTCAAGACGGGAGAAGCTCGCGTCCTTAAGTACATCTTAACCTTCCTGTACTTTGGGAAGAAGATGAACTATGAGGATAACGACCTCAAAGCCGCTGCCTTTCGCAGCTGGCTTGAGATCGAACGCGAAATGGACGACTTTACGCCACCGACAAGTGTCGTCAGGCTACTGGGGGTTATTATACCCCAGCTAATCGGTAGCTTCGATGATACGCTGCTTTACCCAAAACACGGGCCGGGCAGCACGTCAGAGGGTTATGTCGACCCTAACGACAAGTTGGAACATTTGTCGTTTGACGCGAAGTCATTACGCGTTTTTCGCCCTGAGTCATTCGGACGATTTGGGGTCGATCGCGCGTCCCTGGCCGTGTACGCTAACGACCGGGTGGAGAAGGAGCAGGTCGCAGGTCTCAGGTTCGTGCCCAAAAACGTCAAAACCATGCGGTCTATCTGCATGGAACCGATCGGACGCATGCTCCTACAACAGGAGGTCATGCGCTGGTTGGTTGACGCTATTAAGCACGGACCATTGAGATCGATCGTCGACTTGGCTGATCAAGAGCAAAGCAGGCACTATGCCCGCTGCTGTTCGTTCAGTTTCGCCGGCGATACAATCGACCTCTCGGCTGCATCAGATCGTATCCACGTCAAGCTGATACGTGCAGTATTTCCCAAGCGGGTGTTGTATTACCTGCTGGGTACTCGCACGCATCTTGTTGACACGGAAAATGGGACATTGGCGCTCAATAAGTTCGCGCCTATGGGGTCGGCTGTTTGCTTCCCCGTACAGTGCATTTTGTTTTCTGCACTGACTCTCATTGCGTATTTGATGCATCACTACGAGGTAGACGACGTGGATGATCTATCCGAAGATCTGGATTACGTGCGTAATGTTTCCCGATTCCTGAGGAAGCATACGCATGATAATCCAGGGGAATCCCTCCCGGGATATCTCCGGCCACGCGTCTATGGCGATGACATTATCTGTGATTATCGCACCACGGATAGTGTCCTTGATCTGCTGACACGCAGTGGTCTAGTCGTGAACGAAGAAAAATCGTTCATAGGTGGATCACTGTTCCGCGAAAGTTGCGGGATCTTCGCGTTTAACGGCGAAGACGTGACACCAGTGCTCTTTCGTGTAAAACCCTTGGGCCGGATGCTTGATGCGTCCAGCTTCATGTCGTTGATCGAGCAGGCCAATCGGGCTGGTGATCACCAGCTCCGGGCGGTGCGCTCGTGTATTATCAACTACATCAAGAGGGCTAAGATTGGGGGACTGCCGAAGGTAAAAACGGCAGAGAGACTCCCTTGGTCTTCAGTACGTACGGGATATGGTCTGTACACGAACAATCCGCATAAAAGCGCGAAGGTTCAGTGGAACGCCGATTACCAACGTACCGAACACGAAGTGCTGGTTCTACGCGCAGTTAAGTCTCGCAGAAAACCTGCAGACCTAGCTGAGTACTACGCGTACGATCAGTGGGCGAGAGCCCGTATGCGAGGCGGTTCCATCGGCTTTAGCATGCCGATAGCCCGTATACGACCTTCTGACACGAGGGTCAGGCTGGGATGGACTCCAGCCTGATGTGTCATGCGATGTGGGAGGAACCTTGGGGGAAACTTCGAGGTACAGGAGTGTTTTAATCCTGCTGGAGCG